ATACTATGTCTGGTTTTTTTTACGATCAAATGGCTGAGAAGGTTGTAGAAGAAGGAGAGATGTATGGTGCGACAAATCCAATCACTATGGAGGAGTTAGAAAAAGCATCGCAGACAGGAGAAGATCCTACAAAAAGACTTGGGTATGGAACAAGAGGTAGAGCTGCTAGAAGCACAGCATTTCAAAGTGTAATGGCAGAAATAGAACTACAAGCGACAAGAGATTATGCACAATTTATAAGTGTGGCAAAAACACAAGATTTAGATCCGCAAGAGGTGGCTGATGGTTTAGATTCTATATCACTCGGTTACGCTGATATTTTAAAAAATGTAAGTCCAACAGATCATATTAAACTAAAAGGCACATTATCGCAAACAACAGGCGGTTATTTTAAAAGTTATATGAGCGACTTTATCGATGCAGAAACAAAAAAACAACAAGGTCTTGCTGCTGTAATACTTAGTAATATTCAATCAAACATACCTACTAAGATAGATAACATTCTACTTGATCCCGCCAAAACACAAAGTCAGATTGAAAGTGATCTTGCAGCACTTAGAACAAATACTATTATTGAATCGCAGACAGAAGCCATAACTAGAGGAGAATATTCTGCTCCACAAATTACCAAACTAACTGAAACAGTTAACAAAGATTTTATGAATCATTATGAAAGTAAAATTATTAGTTATACCCTACAAGCGGGGTTAGCAAGAGAATACTCTAAAAGTATCATTAAAAATAAAACAACAGGCAATGCTAGAATTGATGCCTTACTAAAAATGTTTACAGCCGAGGATAAAATTAAATTAGTTTCTAACCTACGATCAGCAAGACGAGATGAATTGCAACTTGAAGAAGATGAAAACGATATAGATAAAATCGAAAACGAAACAGCAATGAATAATGCAATTGCGAATATGAAGATTGCCATAGATAAAAACGATCCTAAACTTTACGATGATAATCTTAAAGTAGCACAATCGTTAGATTCTAGCGACACAAGACTTATCGACATTAAACAAAACAGAGAAAGGTTTATGGGTGTAAGAAGAAAAAGTGATGCACAAACTGTAAGAAGACTTAAAAGACAACTAAAGAATGGATCGTTAACTATTAAAACCATTGATGATAATAGGTTTTTACTAAGCACAGAAGACATAGAAGGTCTTGAGAAAGATTTAAATAATTATGAAAAAAGTAATATAGAATTCGAGCTTTCAAATACAGATCAATTATTTGGTATTATCGAACAAGAAAACATTGACGTTGATCATCCAAATTATAAACAAAATCGATTATACGATACAATGAGAAAAAAAGCATTAGCGGAGTTGCAAAGAAAAACAGAACTTGGACAGAGTTTTGATGCTGCCACTTATATACAAACTGAAATAGATAAAGTGGAAAAAGAACTTAATAAAATTGTTGCGGACAATACACAGCAAACTCTTAAAACTAATTATGACATCTTTAAAGAAAAATTTAATAACTTTACCAACAGGCGATCAGCCAAATTAAATCAACAATTTTTAGAAAACATAAAGGAGTTAGATGAAATAGAACAACTGAGAGAAATGCTTAGTTACAGAAGAAATAACAAAGATCGATTTAAAGAAAAGTTTTATGGTACACAAGGTGGAGTAGATCTGGATAATTTATATGACGAGTTACTATCAAAGACAATTAAATATTTGGAAGGTAAATGATGACTAAGGATATTTTTGATTATATAGAAAATAGCAGAAGAATGAGATCGTCAGGGGTTGATCTTGAGTATTATCAAGACGAACAAGGTTTAGTTGATATTAGACCTTATGTTGAACCTACATTATTAGAAAATATCGGAGAGGGTTTAGAACGAGTGGCGGGAACAACCGCAAGTTTAGTGCCTGGAGCTATTGGAGCAACATTAGGACTACCTACAGATCTTGCCAGTTTGTTTGTAAGTATTGGTAAATCTGTAGGTGCAGAAGATGGTAAAAAACTTGAAACATTTGCAAATACCTTTGAAACATTATCAAAAGAAAATTATGGATCACAGTTTTATAAAGGTCTTTTCGATAACTTTATTGATGATTTAAATATATCAGATCAAAAGAAAAAAGATTTTAAAGCTGGTTTTATAGCTGGAGAGTTTTTAGGTTTAGGTGGAACGGGTAGAGAAGCAGCCAAGAAAGCTCCTGCAGTTGCCAGAAACATTAGAAAAACATCAGAGGAAGTCGGAGAAGCTGCAAAAAAAAGAGTAATTGATGAAAATACTGGACTCCCCTTAAACTCAGACGGAACAGTTACTGTTTACCACCACACCAACAAACGAGCAGCCGAATCAATCAGAGAGTCTGGTGAACTTAGAAGTGCTGGAGAACCTGATGTCTACTTTACCACCCAAGATACCCCAGATACTGGCTACGGAGATACCGCAGTTCCAATTAGAATTGACCCATCTAAACTTAGTCTAAATGATATGTTTCCAAATGGGCGTAAAGATTTTAGCCTTAATATTGGGAAACCTGGAGGGTCTATTCCAGTAGATGTAATAGATCCTAAACTAGCTCCTAAAAAAGGAATGGCGATGTTTAGTGCAACACCGCTTGTTGTTGGTCAGGAGAACGAGTAATGGGAATCAAAAATATATTTAATTATTTAGCGAAACAAGCAAGCAAAGCAGAAGAAACACAAAAGGAAGTAAGAAAATTTTCTGCTCCGCAAGACAGTCTAACACCAGGAGCAAGGGGAGAAATAATTGTTAAAAGTGTTAGCGAAGATGCTGTTAAAGCTTTAAATAAAACACTTGTTGATGTTGGATACAAAGGCAAAGGATTAGATTTTAGTAAGGTTGCTGCTAAAGTACTTGGTCTTAATCAAACCACAGTAAATGTTACTGATCTAATGCAAAAAATTAAAGTGAAAAACAAAGAACTCTTTGACTTTTTAAAACGACCACGCCAACCCATAGAAGATATGGTTAAAACAGTAATGACCGAAACAGCAGATAAAACAGGATTCACAGATGTAGCATATAAAATTATGAGTAGGAAGGTCGGCACTATATTGCCTGTGGAAGATATGATGAGTGGTTTAATACTGACTTTACAACTAGGACAAGAGCTTGAGCAAAAAGCCAGAAAAATTCGTGATATACCTAAAACAAACATGGCTCTTAAAAAAAGCGAGTTTAAAGAATTTCAAAGTTTACTAGCTATACAGACTAATTTGATGGGTCAAGTATCAGGATCGGTGTCAGAAGTTGGTCGCTCGCTTGGAGCAGTATCTTCCGTCCAAAAACTAAAAAATATAAATCTTAAACAGTATAGAGATGAGCTTAATGATTTTATGGAAAACTTAGATGAAGAACTTATTGATTATTCTACTGAAGCATATTTATCGCTTTCACCAGCGGGAAGAGCTGAATTTGCAAGAGAACATAAGGCGTTAAAAACTTACGATGCAGTAATGGAATTATACATAAATGCTATCTTATCAAGTCCTGTTACTCATATTGTTAATGTTGCGGGTAATGCGGGATTTCAAATCTTACAAACAGCAGAAACAGGGTTAGCATCAGTTATAGGAAATGTAAGAACTTTGGGTGGTAGACTAGGAGATGTGAACGATAGAGTTTTGTCAGGATCTTTTACAGATAAAAATTTTGCAAAAATTGAAGTTAACGGACAAACAAAATTTAGACCAATACCTAGCGGAGAAGCATCCGCAGAAGCGTTTGGTATGATGTATGCTCTAAAAGATGCTTTTAAAGGTTTTGGATCTTCATTAGTAACGGGAGAAGCTGGGGATTTTATGACCAAGATTGATTTGAAAAATCCTAGAGCAATCGGAAGCACCAATAATGTAGCACAAGTTTTAGACAGTATAGGAAATATGAAAGGGTATAAAGATGCTTTTGCTCCGTTAGTTGATATGCTTGGAATATTAGGGAGATTGCCAGGACGTTTTCTCGGTTCAGAGGATGAGTTTTTTAAAGTAATATCTGAACGAGCTGTAATGTATAGAGAAGCATATAGAGATGCCATGATTACATATCAAAATGCAAGAAGGTCAGGAGAAATCACAAAAGACCAAGCTAGACAACTAGCCGAGGATAAATTTACAAAAGGTATTTTAGAACCATCAGAGTCAACAAAAGATTTAATGAGTCAAGAAGCACTTGTAAGAACATTTCAAGGCAATCCCGAAGGAATCTGGTCGAGCTTTGTAGGATTGTCAAACATACCAGGTTTTAAAATTATTGTGCCTTTTAGTAAAACACCAACCAATATTATCAAAGAAGCATTTGATAGAACTTTAAATTGGTCGCCTATATACAGAACTATTATGAACGCTGATCCTAATCTTAGAGCGTTAGATCCTTTTGGAACTACGCCCATGCGAGGTAAAGAATTTGATAAGGCAGTATCTAAGTTAATGATTGGCAATGGCACATTTGCTATGATGACATTACTTGCTTCTGGGTATTTCGGTGATGATATAGTAATTATGGGATCAGGACCTAAAGACAAAAAGGCAAGAAAGTTTTTAGAAGGTGCTGGTATTTCACAATATTCAATTAATTTTAAACAAACCGATGGAACATATAAAGGATATACATTTTCAAGGTTTGATCCAATGTCCGCTATTTTATCAATGGCCGCTGATTATGCTTATTACGCTCAAAATTCAGATGCAGATTTATTTGAGTTAGAGAATTTATTTAAAGCGGGAAGTTTGGCTTCTGCTGAATATGCCACAAACATGCCAATGCTTCAGGGTACTTCTGAACTTATGATGGCTGCTGGTAATCCACACTCAAGTCAAGCAGATACTTACCAAAGATTTGCTAAATATTTTGGAGAGCAATTAACATCTGTTGGAACAAATGCTATAGGGCAGTTTGGTGGTATTGGTTTTGATACAATGGTCAATACTCCTTTAAGTTTTTTTTCTGATTTTCAATTAGTAGGTCAAACAAGTTTTAGAGCAACTCTTGAAAGATTACAAAATCCAAATGCTTCTAATACCATGTTAAACGAAGATCAATTAGCTACTCTTGAGTATGTTCCATTCCCTTCTTTTGTTGAGGGATTTTATGTTGGGCTTAATAGAGCAAAATCAAGAAACCCACTTTTCTCAGATGATTTGTTGCCAGCTTTAAACTTTTGGGGAGAAACAAAACAACAAAGCAACGGATTAAATTACGAAGTAGTTTCTCCTGTAAAAGTTACAAATCCAGATTTTAATGATGTAAACGAATTTTTAAGAGATTTATCTGATATAGAAGGAACTTTTAAAAGTCATCCTAGAACAATAGAAAGAGTAAAACTTAGCGATGCTCAATATAACGACTTTGTAACTTTTATAAATCAAAGTAATTATATTGATAAAAAACGACATTTAGGTAGCGATGATAGAGGTTACAAAGTTACAAAAAATTTACTGAATTTAATCCAAAAAGAAATTGCTGATCCAGATTTTTTACTTCAAAGAAAGAGCGATCAGTTTAGCGATTTAAACTCTATACTTTCAAATGCAAGAAAAAGCGGTACAGAATTATTGTTAAAAAAATATCCTGAATTACAAATCAAAATAGACAACTTGAAAAACTAATGTTTGAAAATAATCGATATATATTGTATAAAAGGTAGAGGTAAGGTTTATGGCAACATTTGATATTAACGATACTAACAGGCGGATTCAATACACCACGAACGGCAGCCAAACATCTTTTGCGTTTTCGTTTCAGATCAATGCTGATACCGAACTAAAAGTTATACTTGGCGAAACGACTCAATCCTTATCAACTCATTATACTGTAACAATCGCCACCAATGGAACGGGAACTGTTAACTATGCATCAGCTCCTACGTCAGGACAGAAACTTACCATCCTCGCCAACAAACCTTTATCTCGAGAATCCGCTTACTCGACAGGAGCGTCATTTACCGCTGCATCATTAGAAACAGATTTCGATAATACTGTGATGATTTTACAGCAATTTGAAGAAAAAATAGATCGTACTTTACAGCTACCAGAATTCGTAACAGGATCAACCGCACCAAGTTTAACTGTTCCTTACAACGATACTTCTTCAGATAATGCTAACAAAGTTATTGGCTACAATACGGATGGAACAGATCTAACCTTATTAAGTAAGGGAATAAGTACAGTTGCTTTAACAACCAATACGTTGTCTGCAGGATCAAGTGCTACAGGATCTGCAAGTGTGAGCGGTGATCAATTAAATTTAACATTAGGCATACCGACAGGAGCGACAGGAACTGGTATAGCTACACTTGCGGATGATTCATCTCCACAATTAGGTGCTAATTTAGATTTAGTTACATTTGATATTGTAACCACAAGTAATCGAGATCTTGAATTAGCACCAAATGGAACTGGTCATGTAACAGTTAAAGGTAATACAAATTCTGGTGCAATACAATTTAACTGCGAATCGAATTCACATGGACAAATAGTTAAAGCACAACCTCATAGTGCTGGAGTAACTAACGAATTGACTTTGCCACCAGGCGGCAATCAAGAAATTGTAGGTGCAACTGCTACGCAAACTCTTACCAACAAAACAATTAATGTTTCACAATTAACAGGCACATATACTACTGCTCAAGTTCCCAAAACTGAAACTGCTACTATTTCATCAAGTAAAACTTTAGACTTTGATGCTAATCAAAACTTTATTCTTACTCTAGGAAGTGGTGCAAATACTTTGACCAATCCTACAACTGAAGCAAGCAATGTAGGTCAAACGGGTGTAATTATATTTATACAACCATCAAGCGGAAGTGCAGGAACTGTAAGTTTAGGAACAGACTATGAAACCATAGGCGGTGCGGGTTTAGCTTTAAGTAGTACAAATAGTGCTTATGATGTTGTTCCCTATGTAGTCAAAGCAGATAATAGTATATTAATTGGATCACCTCAACTGGCGTTTAGTTAGATGTTTGCAAGTGAATTATGGCATGGTAAAGCAGAAAGTCGTTATGCAATAGACCAATCAATTAGGTTTAATGATAATGATAGTGCATATATGCATAGAACTCCTAGTAGTGCTGGAAATAGAAGAACATTTACATACAGTTTTTGGTTTAAACTAGGTGATATGGCTACTACACAAAGAATGTTTTTGTCAGTAAGAAATAGTGATACAACTAGAGATAATTTAATTTTCAATCAAGGCAGTTCTGGTGATTACAGAATATATTTGGATGCAAGAGTTAGCGGCTCGGCACATACTGTTTTAGAACCAACCAGAGCCTTGCGAGACCCAAGTGCTTTTTATCATTTCGTCTTAACTGTGGATACAACCAATGCAATAAGCTCTGAAAGAGTTAAAATGTATCTTAATGGTATTAGAGAAACAACTTTTACTAATGAAACTTATCCAAGTCTAAATCAAGAATTTAGAATTAATAATACTGATAAACATTCTATAGGTAGATTTGAATTTAGTAGTCCATCTGGATACTTCGATGGTTATATGGCAGAAATACATCTATTAGACGGTTATGCTTATGACCCTAGCTATTTCGGTGAAACGACAAGTGAAGGAATCTGGATACCCAAAGAATACACTGGCAGTTATGGAACCAATGGATTTAAAATTGATGGTAGAGATGCATCTGACCTTGGAGACGATGAATCAGGAAATGGCAATGATTTTACAGCAAATGGGATGGAAACAAATGACCAGAAAGCAGATACTCCAACTAATAATCAAATTACATTTAACCCTTTAAACAATCAAAGAAGTGGTGGTTCACCAAGTAATGGTAATTTAGATTATGTTGGTCCAGGATCAAGAAGAACAATAATTAGTTTAACTGCTAACATACCATCAACTGGCAAGTGGGCTATTGCATATAAAGTTGCACAAGTTAGTACTAGCTCAGGATGGCAAATAGGAATATCAACTGCAAATGATAGCGATTTTGGCGATGCCGTATCAAGTAATGAAGATTTAGATTTAGTAAGAATGCAAACTACGAGTTCAGATTTAAAAATAAATGATGCTGTAAATGGCTCAACTATAGATCCAAGTTTACCTGTTACTACAAGTGATGAATTTTGGGTAGCAGTTGATATGGATTCAGGAAAAGTGTTTTTAGGAATATATGATGCATCTGATACATCAATGAAATTTGTTGCAAATGATGCTGGTCTAGATGGTAATCCAGCAACAGGAGATAATCCAACAGTAACCTTTGACGAATTACAGATGCCAAGAGATAATGTTGTATTTTCAGTAGGTAGTAAACAAACAAGTCAATATATTTACCTACAAAGGTCAACCGATGTTAGTGGTACAACACCAACTGGATATACATATTTTGAAAATGTAAAGGATTTATTTTAATGGGAACACCAACAATTAAACAACCAAATAAACATTTTACAACAACCCTTTATGAAGGAAACGGAACTGCGATAGGATCTGGTGGTAAGACAATAACAGGATTAGAGTTTCAACCAGATTTAGTATGGATAAAAAATAGAGATGCAGCAGATAGTCATTCGTTATATGACTCTAGTAGAGGTGCAACAAAACAAATAGAATCTGACACTAACGCAGCAGAAACAACAGAGTCAGAAGGATTAACTTCTTTTACAAGTGATGGATTTACTTTAGGAAGTTTGGATCAAGTTAATACCAATAATGAAAGTTTTGTTGGGTGGAGTTGGAAAGCTAATGGAGGAAGCACCACTACAAACGATGCTAGTTCAACTGGAATAGGCACGATAGATTCTGTTTATCAAGCAAATACCACTAGTGGCTTTAGCATTGTAAAATATACTGGAACGGGTAGTGCTGGAACAATTAGACATGGATTATCAAAAAAAATTGATTGGATGATTATAAAAGAGTTAGGTAATAGTAATGGGTGGATTGTATCCCATAAGGGATTAACTAGCCAAGCAACTTATTCTCTTAATTTATCTAATACTAATGCAGAATATAGTGGTGCAGGAACTTATTATTGGAATAACACAGCACCAACAAGTTCTGTATTTTCAATAGCAACAGATACAGCAGTTAATCGTTCAGGTGGAACTTATGTTGCCTATTGTTGGCATGAAGTTGAAAGCTATTCAAAATTTTCTAGCTTCACGGGAAACGGGTCAAGTGATGGTGTGTTTGTCTATACTGGCTTCCGACCAGCTTTTGTTATGTACAAACAAATAAATACTACAAATTATTGGGCAATATTTGATTCAAAAAGAAGCCCACATAATGTGATGCAAAATAGATTAGCACCAAACTATACGAATGTTGAAGATGTATCAACTGCAAACCAACAAGATTTTTTGAGTTCAGGGTTTAAATTAAGAGGAACAGATACTACTACAAATCAAAGTGGTGGTACATATATTTTTTGTGCATTTGCTGAGTTGCCCTTCTTCGATGGTGAGAGTCCAGTTACTGCTAGGTAAAATTATGAATATATGTTATAAAAGGTAGAAGGTAGGTATTATGTGGGCGATAGTTAAAGATAGTGAATTAGTTCAAATAACCCCTGGTAATAAATCTATTACTGTTGGAGAGGTTGTTCACCCTAAGGATGTGTTTAGACATTGGACAAAAACACAGTTAAAAGATATTGGTGTATATGAGTTTATATCTGGATCACCACCAGATACTCGTTTTGAAACGCCAACAACACCATCTTACAAAGTCGATGACTCCGCTGGTACAGTTACAGAAACCATAAATAAAAAAGACAAGGCGATAGCAGACACTTTATATACTTCACAAAACAAAACAGATGGTGTTATTCCAGAGGGCAAAGATGTAGGAGATGTAGCAAGTAAAGGATTAAAAACAATTTACACAGAACAAATACAAAAACAAGCTTCATCGTTATTATCAACTACAGATTGGATGGTAGTTAGGAAAGCTGAAGATTCGAGTAAATCTATACCAAGTGCAGTTACTACATATAGGGCATCTGTTAGGACTGAAGCTGATAAAATAGTAAAAGCTATTAGCGATTGCGATACCCTTGATAAATTAAAAGCTTTGTTTGTAACTGAATATAATGAAGATGGATCTGTAAAAACATTAGCTACAATGGAATCGTTACCGACAGATGAAGATATTGAAAGTTATAAAAGATAAACTTAACTAAAAGGAAAGGAGCAACAATGCCAGGATATTACGGAAAGAAAAAGAAACCAATGAACGGAAAAAAAAAGAAGAAGTGATATGAGCAAACTTACAAAACGACAAGAGGATACTCTTAAAAAACATAAGAAACATCATTCGCTAAAACATATGAGGATGATGCGAACCTTGATGATGAAGGGAGATACTTTTTCTGCTGCACATAAGAAAGCACAAAAAGAAGTTGGTAAGTAATGAGAACCAAAAGAACATTGATGCGAAGGTTTGATCCTGTTCCCAAGACGAAGGGTGGTGTTCCAAAGAAGTATGTATCTGGAGCTAAGAACCCAAAGGCAAGGGAAGCAGAGATAAAAAGAACTGCCAGACTTTATAGGCAAGGCAAACTGACACCAGCAATGATGGATAAAATTAGTAAACAAAGGAGTAAAGGATAATGCCATTCAGTAAATATAGTCCAAAACAAAAGAAGTTAGCGAGGGTAGCTGCTCCTCGTACTAAAATAACCGCAGCTGATTTTAAAAAACTAAGGAAGAAAAAGAAATGAGTAAATATTCTAGCATACCAGGTTCAAAAAGATTTAGTGAAAGCACTTTAAATAAGGTGTACAGGAGGGGGCTTTAGGTGCATTTTATTCTGCGGGATCAAGACCGAAAACTTCAGCACATGCCTGGGCTATGGGAAGAGTAAAATCTTTTGTATCAGGTAAAGGCGGAGCAAGAAAAGCGGACAAAGATTTGTTGAGAAAAAAATAGTATAAACGATAGAAGATAGGATTATGGTAACTAAAGCAGATAA